GAAGGACTTGGTGGTGGAATATGATAATGCGTAAACTGTACAGCAACATTGTTTGTTGTTATAGACGATAAAACGGATTCTTCAGGAGTAACAAATCTTTTGAGCAAAGCTCTAAAGGATATAGGAACTTCACCAAAGTGAAGTTCAGATATATGCTCCATTGTAGCAGAACTCTCGTTTAAAGGCATCTCGTTCAAATCATCTTCTATCTGAGATTCAACCACATATCGCTCACTCTCAACCGAGGGGCGAAATTTTGGCAAAAGAATCTGTGACATATAATTGAACTGCATTTTATCAGAAGAGATATAAACATTCACTTCGATATCGGAACCATCAGGGGATTGTAACTCAGTAAAGGGCACAACCGCTATATAGCCATTTGCATAATCAAACAGATCTGGGCCCAAAAACCCAACTGTCCCTAGATCTTGCAATAGGCTATCAGGCATATTCTTAGCCCAAGCCTTTGGAAAAGCCCATTCTACGGTCAATGTAATCGTTTGAGATTCCTGAATATCCAAAATCTTCATATATTGTTTGTTCAAATCCAAGTCGGTATCAATCAATACATTTTGAGCTATATTCGGCTCGAAATAAAAGGCAAGTTTGCCTCTGTGATACTGGGAACAAACAACTTCAAATCGGAATGTTATATCTCCACGCCAATAGTAAAAAGGTGAAGCCGCAAATCTCAACGCAGAAGGTGCAACAGTATATGGCGCTGGTCCCCCGATAGGGAAACGCTTACAAATCATAGGGTTAACAGGAGCCATCCAGATTGAACTTCCCAAAGGAGTAGTTCCATCTGTCCAGGCAAAGACATCTAACAGAGATTCTCTCATGCAGACCGACAAAATAGACATTTCGTCACAATCGGTTCCACAAACTCTGGGATCTACTGTCAACTCTTGTTTAGGATCGAGAGTAATTCTCTTTCCCAAATCATACCCTATTGTATGTGCGCCATTCTGAAATGGATCATTCTTTACCCGCATAGGCTGATTCACCATAGTGGGATATGAAAATCCAAACCAAGAAGCGACCTTACTAACTCCTGAAAATATCAAATTCCCAGCAGCTGCAAAAGGAGCAATTTCTGGCACTGCTTCTAAAGCACCAGACATATCGCTCAATCTCGTAGCCCACTTTTCAACAGGCCCGACTTCTCTTTCGTCTTCGCTTTCAACTACATAGCGTTCAGACTCAGTAGTAATCTCTATAACCGTTCCGGTAGATGTTCCTAACTCAACATTCTCTAACATAGCATACACAAAGAAAGTAACGTCAGTTGCTCCCGTAGATGCTGCTTGAATGGGATTAATTGTATTAACATACAAACGTCCCAAATGTTCAGCATCTGTAAAGGGAGTGGCATCAGTTATAACTAATGTACTATCGTCAAACAGACGAATCATAGGTTGAGTATTTATATAAGGACACATCATATCCACAGGTTGATTGTCGCGCACATCTATAACCTCAGCTCCAGGAGCTTGAGATAAATATGTTAACCCGGCAATTCTTTCTGTTCCAGCAAGTAAAGACTCAACTGTACTTATGTTCGCATTATACTCAGCAAAAGGCTGATATGAAACTTGAACCTTGGAAAAATGAAACGGAGAAGCGGCTACTATAATACGGGTTTTCAGATCTGCTCGAAGAAACGTGTAGTTTCTCAACTTAGACCTAACTGTAGGATTTGACAAAAATGCATCCCATATTTCAACTGAATATGTAGCATGATTTCCAACAGCAACCGAGAAACTAGTAATTTCTATAGGTCGCGATAGAAAATCAGACAATAACAGTCTCTCTATCTGTCCTGCATCCAAGTCTGCACTAAAGCCTGCAGATACTTCTTTAGATTCCTCTCCGGCAACATCAGTAATGTTTTCGGAAACCATAGTCAAACGAGGATCTATTTCAGTATTCTCCAGAACTCCAGATTCAACATGGTATGTATCATCGGGAATGAATGTTCGTGAAGACTCTGTAAAAACACCGTACTTGAGTCGTAATTTTTGTCGAGCGCGCTTTTTCTCTAGAACTTTAATAGTAGTTTCAACTGCCTGTAGCCTATCCGCGATAGAGTGATACTCTTCGCATAATCTATATAGTTCTTGAGCGCTGCGTACTCGGTAATTTTTCCTGATGTCTCTCAAAGACAATCCAGGCAGAGGATCCTTGACATCGTCAAGTTCCCCCATAAGTTTGATCTTGAGTTCTAGGAGATGATCCAACTCCTCATCGATCTTGGTTGCTGGCCATTAAATAATCCTTCATGCCGACCAAAGCAATCAGATAAAATCCTTTATCTTCTAATTAACCAGGAAGATGCAAGCAAAACTGGTGTCATTGTGGATAGAAACATCGTTCAGGTAAGGCACCCTAAACAATCAGCATTTTCCACAACCGCAGGTTCTTCCTCTCGTACCTGCACTACTCAAATGAGCCATAGGCATTAAAGCCATGGACGGTCAAGCGGGATTACTCCCTCCCGTCAAACACCGCCATAAAGGCGGCATTTATAAAGATGGTTGTAGGTTTTCTCCCGTCTCCTCATCTAAGCGAAGAGATTCGAGCACCTCAAAATAAAGAGGTAACTTGAAAACCATCTTTGGGTATTTGGATTGTAACGTCTGCATTAGGAAACTGTGACATCTAGAATATTGCTTTTCATCCTTACAATGAAAAAACATTTCTCTCAAACTAGAATTACACATAGATTCCAATTGCATCATCTCATTCACACATTTAGAAGGCATTCGCCATTCCAACGTTTTAAAGATTGAATCCAGGGATAATGGAGCAACTACCCTTCCTAGCGCATCATGAAACTTGAAATTCCTCTTAAGGAATGACATATCTTCTATAGATACAAAGGGTAACTCCACCTCTCCTTTTGCGGACGTCGTAAATTCCAAACCTACTTCTTCCATCACTCGTCGGGAAAAATCTACAGCGTGATAGTAGGGAGCCGCTTCATCAGAAACAGCAGCCAAAACATCATCACCATAGGTCAAAGGCCTCACATGATCAAAGAAATTCCACTCACTAACATGTGGATTACGCATCCACACATAAACCAAAATTAGTAATCCACGGAGTGAATTATCTTCAGCCGTAGCGTACTTACCGGAAGGTTGTAATCCAGGATTCACAAAGAAATCTCCCAAAACACTAATATATGGAAAGAGATTGTCACTCAACAAGCCGTTAACGATCATCAACTGTTCTTCATCATAGCCAAATTCAGCTAAGATAGCCAATATAATCTCATTTACTCCAGCTCCAATATCAAATGGCATATTCACATCATATCCACCATAATCGCCTTCCATAATGTTCCGGGAAAACTCCACTAGAAAATCATAAACCTCGTTTGCTTGTCTATGCATATCTACACCAATAGCCGTAAAAAACTCATAAGAGAATTCATTCAACAAGGAATAGAAAGGCAACAAAAACATACGTTGTACAATCAAATATGCAAACGGAGTAATATAGAATATTCTAGTTTTCCCAAGCATCACTTTCGCAACTGCACGTGGTTCGTCTTTCAGATTACAAACAAAAACGGGACCATAACTTTTCCCATTTTCATAACACTCGATAATCCGCAAAATTTCAGCCTTAAGAGCCTCATTTGGCAGCCAAGTTACACCGTCATCAGACAAAATACAATGATCTTTCTTCAATCCACGAGTTCCAAAACCAGCAGCTCTAGACATATCAAGTCGGCGTATAAAAGCGTCGTCTAAAATGCCATTAAGAGCACATATGGAAGTCACAGGCTGTAAAATTGGAATATCTAACGATTTCAATTTTGGAAGTAAATTATCCAAAATACAATCAACTGCCCGCTCCAGAACATCTGGCAACAATGCTTTCTTTTGCTTAGCCATCTTACGCAAACCCAAATTCCATGGGGAGATCCACCCTCTTTGACGCGACATGTAAGGTCGCATCACTGGAGGTATGTACACCTCAACCCTGATATGATCAAATTCTTCGAAGAAGAATTCATCTAAAATCTCTTCTTCAAAACAGGTTCTCTTAAGTTGACTCTTAGAATGAAA